GGCCGTGGCCAAGAACAGCGCCATCTTGATGGTGTCGGTATCGAGGTCATGCACGCCCAGCAGGATGTCCTGCTTGAAGCTCGTGGTGAGGGTTTGGTCAAATGCCATATCAAGTCACCGCCTGTCGATATTGCCCAGAGCGGTAGGCATCCTGACGCTCCATCCCGTCGCCCAGACGTTTAGCCAGTGCAAGTGCTTCGGTGTACTTGGCGTTGTACATGGCTGTCATGTCCGCCTCACCTTTCATAAAGGTGTTTGCTTCCACCAGCGCGCCGTACAGCAGCACGGAGTCGAAGTTGTCGCCCAACCATGTTTGGCCAGAAGCTGCGACCGTGATCGACTCAGGGTAGTAGTAATAGTTGAGCACTACCTCATACCCAAGGTCTGGAGTTGGGCCCATGATGAACGACAGCTCGTTTGTAACGACAGGCGAGGGGTCATTCGTTGTGGTCGGGCCAAACAGTGCGTAGTACTTAGGCTTTCCGACCGCCAAACGGTTTGGGTAAGCCTGCCGAATAAAGTTTTCGTCCTTGTTGAGGAGAAATTCGTAGTCACCAGCAGCGTCAACAACCCCCAGCGAGTACGGGGCCAAAAAATCGTTCGGGCACGACAGGAATCTATTTCCAATTGTGGTGTACCCCGTGACGTTTTTTCGTATCGACGGGAACTGCACCGTGTTGTAGATGCGCTGCTCGGCCTGCTGCACGAACACCGGGATGTTCGCAACAAAGTCCTGTTCAAAGTTCTGCGTGTAATCGCAGATGGCAGCGGTCAACTGGGTGTAGTTCATGGCTGCACCTTACTCTTGGCGGCAGCCAGCTTAGCTCGGGATTCAGAAGACCAAACCCGGCGTTTGTTTGCAGCTGCAATTTTTAAACGCGTTTCTTCTGACATTTTCTTACCCCTGTTTTGCACAGCAAGTTTTTCCCGGGCCTCTGGGGTCCAAACACGCGCACGGTTTGCTTCCGCAGTGCGTGCACTACACAACTCGGACTTTGGTCGAGCCCGCAGTTTTTCTTTGGTAACTTCCGCCATTGTACGGGTTCTGTTGGCGTCTGCAATCTTTTGGCGCATGCTTTCTGGCATCGGTACGCCGCGCTTGCCGTCCGAAAGACGCGCTTTTGTTTCTTCGGAGTGCTGCCTACCGAAGAACGGGTTATCCTGCCCTGCGCCTGTTCCGTACCCACCGGGAGTTATGTTGTAGCCGTTTGCGCGTGTGTCGCCCAAATCAATCAGCAGCGCCTCAACTTCGTTTGCATCGGCCTTGTCTTTGCACCAGTACAAAACGGAAAAAGAAAAAGAGTCGCGCCCGTAACGCTGGAGTGCATTACCAAGTTTGACGCACTTGTTGTTTTTCCAAAAATGTCTTTTTGCACGTTGTGCAGGATTCACCGATTGCCCGATGTACATCCTGCCGTCAACGGCATTTTGAATTTTGTAGATAGCAACAGGCGTGCTCATAATCAGGCCATCGGACCTCTTGCAAGCAAACCTTTTGTGGCTGCACCAGTGCCGCGAACCTTGATGCCGGAGGTCTTGATGCCACTGGCACCGGGATCACCATCGCTGACGCGAGGAGTTGCCGTGTAACGTGTCATCTTGTTGGCGGCCAAAGTGTTGGGGTCTTGCATAACCTTCGCACCTGTGCCGGGCTTGCCGTCCATGGTGTGTGGTTTGGCATAGACGCTGGCTTGGCCAACTTCTTTACCCATCATTTTTTTGCTGAAAGTAGCCATGATTAGCCTCGCTTCTGTGCTGCAATTTTAGCCAAGCCGCGACCCATGGTCTTCATGTCGGCATTGAGTTTGCCGCCGCCGCTTTTGCCGCCACGGCCGGACAGGGCCTTGACTGTAGGACCGCTATCACCGAGGTTCTTGCCCTTGGTTTTGCCTTTGGACGCGATGCCGTCAGCAGATTTTGTAAAAGCCATGATGGACTCCTTAATTCGTCACTATCGTGACTGTACCAACAAAACCCTGCGCCACCAAGTTATTTGGTGTCAGCGCAGCGTCAAAAAAGCTTGATCCGCCAACGGGTGCCCAGCCCCACTGAATATCCCGACTGCCGCCGCCGTTGAACCCGTCAACCCCAATACCAGAGGTCACGTACGTCGTGTCGTTACGCGGGTTGCGCAGGGCCTGTGGATCGTCTACAGGGAAGGTTCCGAGCATCAACTGAGGCTGATCCGGGTCCCAGCACTCCGAGCACACCAGCAGCTCGTATTTGCGCTGCTTGATGATCTCGGTCTTCAGGGTCTTGAGCTTGAACTGCTGGCCGCAGCGATCACACATGGCAATCGCCCGCTTGCCTGAAGCAAACCGGTTGGCCATTTAGACACCACTTCCAATAAACATCTGACGCGGCACGAATCGGACGGCTGCCTTCTCGCGATCCTCGCTTGATGCCAAGTCCCAAGCCTCGTCGTACTGAGCCTTGAGAATCTGCAGGCGATCCAAGCCGCCGGGGATTTTCATCGCCAAATAATAGGCCAGTCCAGCAATCATCGCAGGGATAAAACGGAACGGCATGTCCATGGTGTTCACGCCTTCGCCAGCATTCTGGATGCGACGCAGACGCCAGTACACCAACGTGTAGGTCTGGGTGTTGTCGGGCACTGGCCACACCGTAAACCGTGGCGTGTTCAGGCGCTCAATCCAAATCTGGATGGGGCGGGCCTGAGTCAGCTTGTTGGGGATCGTGGCATACGTAGAAACACTGATGCGCGTGATGGTCAGGTCAGCCTGCGTCGATGCGCTGCCTGCGCCCGTGCGGATGACGTGCTCCATGAGGTCAACCGTGTCGGCCGGAAGCTCGTATGTGGCCACGCCCGGGGTCAGCACCTGCGTGCCTTGCTCGAATGTCCACATGTTGATGCCTCGGTTGGCCCAATCAGCAAACAGCAGGTTCAGTGAACGGCGAGCGGTTCGCAAGTCGTAGCCAGTCCGCATCTCGGAGCCCACTCGCTCAAACGCTTCCTCGACGATTTCTGTCAAATCGACGTTAAAGTTTGCAACTCCGGATGTGGCCATGATTTACTTCTTCGCGGTTTTGGCTGAGTTCAAGAACGCTTGCTTAGTTGGCGCACCTTTGCTACCAACTTTTCGCATTTTCTCTCCAGAGCCTTCAGCAATTCTTTTGCGCTTTGCAAGAATGTTTTCATACAGTCCTACTTTACCGCCATCGGCGTACTGCGTGAAATCGGTGTCATCCCGGCGAGCTTTACGCACGCCTTTGGGCATCTTGGAGGAGGCAATAGCCCCCATACCACGACTTGCCATCATGGCTTACACCATCTTTCCGCGAGTGTGGCCCTTGGAAACACAGCCGTCAGCGCGAGTTACACCACCTTTGGCCATCTTTTTAGCTGGCATGGCGGGCTTTGGAGGGGTTGTGCTGGCGTCGTTGTACGCCTTCTCGGCCTTTGCGCGATCCTTGGCGTCTTTTGCCTCTTGGATTGCTTCGTCGATCATTGCTTTGCTCATAATTTTCCCCTTAGCAGGATTTGCCGCCACCGGCCATCTTGACCATGGTGCCTTTGGTTTTGCCTTTGACAGCGATGCCATCAGGCTTCGAGCTAGTCTTGACTGCGCCCATTTTAGTCATGCCGCCAGACTTCATGCCGGCATGAGCCTTGGAAGCAGGTGCCGAAGCGTGGGCCTTCAGGGAAGTGGAGATACCACCCTTGGCCATCTTGGCTTCAGCCATCTCGTGCTTGATCATGGACTTGGGAGCGCCAGCTTTCTTCATGAAGCTAACCTCTTTTTTCATCATCGCCTTGGACTCTTTCATATCGCCACCTTCTTTGAATTTGCGGCCCTTGTCCGCGTTAGAAAAGTCTTTACCCACTGATTGCGGGACGCCAACCTTTTTCGAAAACGCGGGGCTGTGGGCCACGGCGTTCATGAAGTTGTGCTGCTTCTTGCTACTGGACGGCATTGCCGCTCCTCAGATTGTCAATCTTGCGTTCAATTCGGTCAAACCTGTCCAACAACTGAGCCATGTCCGCCCGGAATTCTGCGCGAGTAATGTGATCACGCGCCACTTCTTCCCGGGTGCGGTTCAGCAAAATGCTGAGCCGATCCAGCTCGTCGAATTTACTCTTGAGCAGAAAACCCATCACGGCCACGATGGCGCTGAGCGCTACGTTCCAAAGCATCATTTCCATGATTCAGCACTTCCAACGCGCCAACGACGCAGCTTTGCGAGTGGGCTTGCCCTTCTCGTCTTTCATGGGACCCGGCATACCGCTCATGCGTGCGCAGAACGAATCCTTGCGCTTGCCACCCTGCGGCTGCGGGGCTTTGAGGTTACTGCCGGTCGCAGCGTTGTACTTGGCACGGCCTTTGGCAGTCAAGCCCGCCCCCTTGGAGGCAGGTAGCTTCTCACCACGGCCAACAGCAAGGGATGGAGTTTTCTTAGCCATAGAACACCGTTACAAATGCAGCATTGGTCAAGTTAACATACACGCCCTGCACCGCAAGCGCACCCTCACCCGGCAACAAAATATTTACAGGGGTAGTTTGGCTGGTCGCGGTA